CCGGCCACATGAACTGATCCAAGTCTGTTCCGCGCAGACAATCGAAAAGCGCGGAGAGTTCCCCGGCCTCTCCCTTCTCATCATCGACGAAGCTCATAACTCCCGTGCTGCTACGTTGGAGTTCATACGAAACAACCCGCATGTAAAAGTGATCGGGCTCACAGCGACACCCTTCACCAAGGGACTCGGCGCTACATATTCCCATGTCGTATCCCCCATTACCACGAAGAAACTGGTAGAGGCTGGTTCTCTCGTGCCCCTCCGCGTGTTTATCGCCAAAGAGATTGACATGGAAGGTGCCAAGAAAGTAGCGGGGGAATGGTCGCAGGACGAAGTTACATCACGCGGCAAGAAGATCACGGGAGATATTGTTGCTGAGTGGGTGAAGAAAACCCATGAAGTATTCGGTAAGCCTGAGAAAACTATCGTGTTCTGTGCTGGTGTGGATCATGGTATTGATTTACAACAGAAGTTTCAAGAGCAGGGATATAACTTCGTATCAATATCCTACCGTGATGATAATGATTTTAAGCGGGATATTATTGATGACTTCAATAAACCCGATTCAGATATTGTCGGGTTAATTGCTACAGATATTCTTACCAAGGGTTTCGACAGTCCTGCTGTAAAGATTGGAGTATCGGCGCGGCCATTCAGTAAATCATTGTCGTCACATATCCAGCAAATGGGTAGAGTGATGAGAACGCACCCTGGAAAAACTTTCGGGTTGTGGCTTGACCATTCAGGCAATTACATTCGATTCAGAGAAGATTGGGAGGACGTATTTGAAAACGGTGTAAGTGAACTGGAAGACGGCAAGGAGAAGACTAAGCAGGAGCCCGACGAGAAGGAAAAGAAAGAAGCAAAGTGCCCTGCCTGCGGTGCCCTGTGGCCGCGTGGTTCAGATACCTGTGCTCACTGCGGGCGTGTGCGGGAGCGCAAATCTGCGGTGGTATCTGTCCCCGGCCAGATGGAAGAACTTGGCTCCATGTCACGCGATGACAAACAGGCATGGTGGAGCATGGCCCAGTACAAAGTTCAGACAGGATCGTGGTCAGACAAACGTGCCCTGGCGAATTACCGCGAGAAATTTGGTGTGTGGCCCCGTGGTTTGCATGCCACCCCGCTACCGCCGACGCGGGCATTTGAGAGCTTTGCCATCAAGAGTATCAGGAAGTATCTGAAAGGCCAGCGATGAGAAGAACAATATTGGAAGTGCTACAGGAGAAGACCGTTGAGGTTGGTGACTGCCTTGAATGGACTGGTTATTGCAACGGCAAGACTCCCGCAACTTCTGTCGGCGGCGTTGGCATCGCCGTCAGGGCATTGGTAGCGAAACGAATGGGTTGGGACATCGAAGGCAAGATGATCACCAACAAGTGCGGGAATCATCTGTGCGTGAAGCCTGAGCATCTGAAGTCAATGGAAAAGAGTGAGTTTCACGCTCACATTTCCACGACGAAGATTGACCACAGGGCGCTGGCGAGGGTGACAAAACTGTCGGCGTCCGTGCGTAAGCGGTCAAAGTTGACGCTTGAGCAGGCCCAGGCTATCCGCCATCATCCAGGCCCGGAGCGGTTGATAGCCAAGGAATTTGGTGTGTGCAAGGCCACGGTCAGCCGGATAAGAACTGGCAAGCAGTGGCGTGACTACGGGATGTTTGCACAGCTATGGACTTCCTGACCTTCTGCCGATTGCACGGCATCCTCATTGACCACTTGCCTCCCGTGGGCCTGTGGCGCAGGTATCCCACTGAGGACAAACCGCGCCACAAAAACGGAGCAGTCAAGTGGATGCTAGACCACGGCTTCTGTCAAAACCACGCCACGGAGGTAACCGTTTCCGTCTGGCGACCTGATGAGCCCGTAAAAATTAACAGGCGCGACCTAGCAGAGCAGGCCCACCGTGCGGCACAGGAGACAGCCCGCAGGCAGCATGAAGCCTCCAAAAAAGCCGCTTGGATACTTCATCAATGTCAATACGCTTCTCATCCATACCTCAAGGCCAAGGGGTTCCCTGACGAGGTGGGAAATGTGTGGGTTAGGGAAGGTGAGCATCTGCTAGTGATTCCCATGAGAATTGGGCAGAGGCTGGTGGGTGTCCAACTGATTGACGCTGGTGGAAATAAACGGTTCCTGTGGGGCCAGCAGACGGGCGGCGCGGAGTATGTGATAGATAACAAAGGCCCGCACTTTTTGGTAGAAGGTCTAGCCACAGCGTTGAGTTTGCGGATGATCCTGAAGAACTGGAAACGTCGCTATACGATTCACTGCTGCTTCTCAGCCGGGAACATGCTGAAGATCGCCGCTACGCTGCCAGGAGGCTACGTCATCGCAGATCACGATGCGTCAGGGACCGGGGAGCGGGTAGCCCGTGAGATAGGCTGGCCGTATTGGATGAGCCCCGAGGTGGGCGACTGCAACGATCACCACCTACGGGAAGGACTGTTCCGCACGGGGCAGTCAGTCCTGCGGGCTCTCAAGATTTGATGCGCCAGAACATCCGCCAGCGGCATCCAGCGCGGGAGCGGTGCAGGCTCTCCGTTCCGCAGATCAATCGGCCATTGACCACCCGGCAGTAAATTTTGCGCGGAGCTTTCCACGCAAGTAGCCGGATGCTGGTGCGCTCGTAAGTTTTCAATGCTTCCCAGCACTCAAGGTCGGCATGTCCACCGTGTAAATCTCGGGGTTAGTCATCTCAAGGTAAGACAGATGCCCCAAAATTTGCAGGCCGAGAGCCAGGACTTGTTCGTCCCGGCCCACGGCATCTGATCGGACTGTGATCTGGTCACCCTCTTGGATGAGGGTGATGTTGACGATTGTGGTCAATTGCTGCCGTGTGCCTGTTCGCCAAAGGATTCTGGAAACATCTGCCTCATCACTTCAAGATTGTTCCGAGCAACTGCGATGTCTGCGGGAGGTTGAATGTACCGCACCATGACACAATTGTTTTTAGGGCAATGTCCCAAGCCTTCTGCGCCACTGTCGATTGCGTATTGGCATCGTCCGTCGCTACGGCATAGGTAATTAGGCTCCGCCAGCGCGGCGGCTTCTTGTGTCGGGCTCATGTCAATTGCAAGTCACATCGCACCGACGCAGGGCACCACTTCCATAGCAGCACTCAGAGCAGTAAACGGTGCGCCCGTTCATCGTCATGGTGAAGTACCGGCACGAATAGGCCAGGGCAGCAGTGGCGAAAAGGGTAGCGGCGAGGAAAGCGACGGTCTTTTTCATGGGATTCTCCTGTTTGCCGAAAATGGCAGGGCTATGTTCTCACGACTGTGCGTGGTTCGCAATACTGTGAATTTTTACAGTGTCGGAAACTACAGACGGACTACCTCTTACCCATGAAGCCTGCCTGCCTTCTCCGGGCGGCTACGCAGCTTCACAGACCCTTTACCAGAACCGCCTGCCACGTTTTTACGGTGACTTATGGGGCGTACTCATCTGCCTACAGCATCCCGGACGACGGGCTTCGCTAGTCTTTCGTCCGTTACTCCTCCGAGGAGGTTGGTCGCTGTCCGCTGGCTTTAATCCTGTTCATCACAGGGTTCTGTATATCCCTTTGGCTTTCGCTACTTGGGCGTGCGGGTGCATCACACGGGGTTGCTAGGCATCACCCTCCTAGCCAGTGCCATACATGGCTTGCCGTATTTCCTTCCGCGCTGCCTACGAAGGCACTTGCTATCGTGCGGAGTACGGGCGAAAAAAAACCGCTAGAACAGACCCCGGTGGCAACTTCCCTGAGAGGGAGTACCCCATGCGGGGTCGGAGTCTGATCTAGCGGCTCTCTCTGCTCGTTGCCACACAAGCAGATGGGCAGGATTATAGGTCAGTCCTTTGAGTGGTGTCAAGCGTAAAAAAGCCCGCCGAAGCGGGCTGTGTCACTCTACGCTGTCCACTGTCAGTTCTGAGTCGTAGTCGTCGGGCTTGCGCCAGGAATTGGACTCGAATTCTTTGAGTAGTGCTTCCTTACATTGATCCTCCGTCGCATCGTCAGGGACTTCCACCTCAAGGAAGTGATACTCGGTGCATGTAAGCGTACCTTTGACTGTCTTCATTTGTTTCTCCTGTTTAGAAAGCCCGCCGAAGCGGGCAGCGGTCCATAGGTCACTCCTCTGTAGCCCGTGCTAGGGCATGCTTGTCGCGCACATGATCCTTGTTGGCTCGTTCACTGCCCAATGGTTTGCCGCAAATTTTGCAACTCCACTTCCAGTCCTTCTTTGGTTTTGGCGTGCAATCATCATCATCTCCAATGTCCACGCCAAAGTGCTCCAGCGTATAGAGTCGTGCGTATTCGCCCATTACTTATCCTCAGCCCGTGCGATAGCTTGCCATCCTGCCGTGTATTCGTCTTCCTTCCATTCCCAGTTTCCGGCATCACCGCTAATTCGTAGAGTCTCCATCCAGTCAAGACACGCTTTCAACGCCGCCAGCAGTTCCGCGTTCACTGCGCTCAGCCGGTACAGTTCTGCAGCGGATAGCCGCACGTCGTCTGTGTAGTGGGTATGGTCAATTTCGCCTGCAAGGCCGGTGAGATATTCAGCCAGTCTCTCGGCTTGGGTTTGTTCAGTCATGTTCACGCCTCCGCTTTCTTGATGGCTTTGCGGGCTTTGTCATACACATCAGACAACCGCTCATTCGGCCAAATGCACTCCTCAAGTGCTTGCTTCAACGCCTCCAGCAGGTATGGAGCCGAGGCAATCAACTGTGCTTGTTCTCGGGTAATCAGGTTTGTAAGTTCTTTGTCTCCTGAGCCGGCCACATAGTAGCCTTCTTCTTCTGTGGCACAGAACCACCATTCCCCATAGTTATCAACATTCATGAGTCACTCCTTTGATGTGGTAAAAATTGGAAAGCAAGGTCTTCCACTGTGGCGTCCCTCCAGCGTTTACCGGAGAGGTACTCCGGCAGTCCGTGGCCATCGGGAGGCCCGTCGTCATAAGCCTCCTCCACTATAAGAACGAGCATCTTCTTGCCGAAGACTGACGAATGCAGACGGTGCCGGAATTGTCCTGTGAGGCGGAAATTCATGTCTCCTCCTTAGGCATACGAGCGTAGAACCTCCCGCCCGCAAAAATTATGCGCCTCTCATCGGTCCCGTCCACTAGGGGACAACCCTTAAACCGCACTTCCTCTCCGTTCCTGACGGCTTCGCGCTCGGCACGGGTCAGTCCACTGACACGGCGGGCTCCCTTTTCAGCGCCCCAGCGGGCGCAGCGGGCAGTTTTGGAATAGAGCATAGGTCAGTCCTTTCTCAAGGTGCAACGCAGGCGCTCGCCGCCTTCCTTCCGGGATCGATTGAACCCGGCGCGGTATGCAAGAAACATGGCTTGCACTACGCCATCTTCATACTCTCCATTCCCTCTTCGGTTCAGTGTCGGGGCCATCCAATGCGTTAGCCGATACCATGTTTCAAACCGGGCGTGGAGGTCTTTCATAGGTCAATCCTTTCATGCCCACGCCGGGCGCTTATGTGGTGGCAGGGTGCCGGACAGATATGCGTCAACATCGGCGCGCACCTCGGCCAGGGTTCCCCAGCGGGTACGGGGTCCGCCAGTTTGCACGTTCCCGGTGGGGAAGATGACATACCAGTCACGGCCAGCACGATGCAGATAGAAACCACGGTAAGTCATAGGTCAGTCCTCCTGATTGGAAAAGTCGGTCCGAATGACGGGACGGCCCCGGTCGATCCAGCAGTACAGGCCAGAATTGTCGCGGGCTACTTGCTCACATTCCTCTCGCGGGCCGGCAATCAGGAGTAGCCCGTCCTGAGTGAAAGCTGCGGCAGGATAGCCGGCGCATTCGGGGGGGATGTTCAGATACAGCATAGGTCAGTCCTCCAAAAGGGACCAAGCGTCAGCAAGTGCAGCTTGGTGGTCTAGGTCTAGGTCATCCTCAACTTGCTCAAGAGCCCAGCGAAGGGCAGTTTCGAGCCGTTCAATATGGGCACGGGTGCGAACGCGGCCACGGCGGCGCTCCCAGCGTTCGTCTGCTAGCTCCTCGGTGTTTAAAGGCCGGTCAGGATCAAGGCAGGGGATGTTAGGCATAGGTCAGTCCTTTGAAGTGGCGCGGGCGATAGCGGCACGGGCTTGCATGACGGTATCGGCCAGCAGTCCCTTGCGGCTGGGGTCAGACATAAGGGCCTGCAGCGCGGCCAGCATGTCAGGCGCTGCGGCAATGAGGCGGGCGTTAGCGCCACATTGGATGGCGGAAACGTCGTCATTCATGCAAGGCAATGCAACAGTGGCCTTCCCTGCCTTAATTCGTTGCATGAGGTCGTTCGGCTGAATGTGCCAAGGTCCAGGGGTATACATAGGTCAATCTCCTGATTGTGTAGCGGGCAACATGCCCCCATAGCCCCCGCGTCAGGGGCTATAGGTGCCGGTCAACCCCACCAGCCAGGGCGCATGATGGTGTTTTGCTGCTGGTAAACAGTCCCGTCCGGGTTTCTCCCAGCATAGCTGGACCCTGCGGGCATCCATTCGGGCGCATCGGGGCCGGTGTAGTTGGCCACTGCAAGGAAACCATCCCAGGGCAGGACTTTGTGCCATTCGTCCCATTCGGAGAACCCGTAGCGCATGGCGGCACGATTGGATCGGTTTGTCAGGTTCATAGGTCAGTCCTCAAAATTGGCGTAGTGTTCCCCCATAGCGCGGGCCATGAGTGTCAGGATGCGGGCGTTTTCTTCCCCGTAAATTTCGGGCCGGTCCCAAAATCCGGTCCCGTGGCCGTTACGGGTAAACCATAGGTCATGCCCGACTTTTACAGGGTCATATTGACCGAGGTCTAGCCCGTCATGCCCTGAACAGGCAAGCCGCAGCCGGTGGCATGCTGACCACGCCTCGCGCTTGCAGTCCACGTGCAATTCAGCATCGCGGGTGGGCTGGTCTTCGTCGCCGGTTTCTGTGAAGTAGAGCGCCTCGATGTAGGCGGCGGTCATTTTGTCGTCAGTCATGGGTCCCTTTCGGCGCCGATAGGCGCAGCAGTATTAAATGACCCCTAGCAGCGCCAGCAGCAGCGCTATTAGGGAAACGAGAGTCAAGGCTTTGTCTTCAGTGGTCATTAGCGGAACCAGTAGGTAACCCCGTGGAAGTCTGCGCACGAATAGTCCACGCGGACATCACGTGCGGTGCGCTCCCAATCAATGTGTATGTAGTGCGGGAGGTTCTTCGGGATGTCCCCGCAGTCCTCCAACAGTTCCTGCACGTAGTCCACAAAATAGGACTCACGAATCAGCGTTACGGGGTACCAGTCGCCACGCCACTTCTCATCCCCGCCGTCAAAGCCGGCAAGCTCTTCCAAGAAAGCCCGAAGGGCGGTCAGTTCTTCGGCTTCGTTTATCAATCGGTGCGCGTGCGCAGGGCCGCAATCTTGACGTATAGCGCCCACGTATTCTGCAAGCGTCTCAAGGTTATGGCCCTCCTCGTTGGCGTCCATCGCGTCCTGTAGTTCTGATTCCAGTTCTTCCACGCGGGCGATGATGTTGCGCACGTCCAGAATGTCAGCGTACTGGTCGATTGTGGTTTGCATGGTGTAGGTTCTCCTGATTGTTGCGATGCTCTGGCGCATCCCATAGGGTCCAAAAGACCCTAGGCGGATAGGTCAGTGGAAAAGTGTCTCAGCGTAAGGCTCAGCCAGGGCAAGGGCTGCAGTTTCTTCGTCCAGGGACGGGTAACGCTTGCACAAAGCCCGGACCTCCTCAATAAAGGTGTCGGCTTCTTCCCCTTGCATGAAAACACCCTCTTCACCGGGCGCGTCAATGGACACCCACGAAAACGGGGAGTCGATATCGACCGTCACGCCACTAGCGCGCTGGCGCGCAGCAGCTTCACGGATAAATTTTGTGGCTCGTGTCATGTTGCGGGTTCTCCTTATGTTTAGAGTTCACATTGCTGCAAGTATTCATCCTCGGTCAGGCCGTGAAAGGCTAGTTCGTATCCCTTGTGACACAGCCGGAAATGCGCGCAGCTACTGCCCTTGGACTTGATGAACGACCACAGCCGATTGATCCTCACTTCACGGAACAACGAAGCCGGCATGCCATACATACGCAATTCGTCGCGGATGAACTCGGCAAGGTCACGCCTGCGAGTGAACTCCAATGCTGAGCCGTGGCTATCGGGCAGGTAGCATCCTGAGAGACCGTAGGACGTGGAGTAACGGGCGGTTGCTTGAGGCATGTTGTCTATCTCCTGTAGTGCGCTACACCGTGCAGCGCATGAGCGCATCATCGGCCCTTGCCCGGCCCTTGTCACTAGGGACTTTCCCTCATGTATAAACGTACAGTGTGAGCCCTGGGAAGGGTCCGGAGACCGCCGGCAACGAGCGTAGCGAGTAGCAGTCCTATTGCTTTCTCCCCCTGTTCCCCTATACTGTATAGAACCCCAGTAGGACAAACACCTATGAAGCTAAGCAGAAAGACACTAGAGAGCGCAGCAAAGGAACTTCCCATTTCCGCCATCTTAGGGAAGACCGTAACAGACGGGTTGACCACAAAGCAAAAGAACTTTGCTAAGGCTATCGCCATGGGAGCCACTAAGGCCGACGCATACCGCACAGCCTACAAACCTGATGCGAAACCCTCGAGCCTGAACAACGACCCGTACCGCATCGCCAGCGATCCCCGGATAGTCCGTGAGATTGAGGCTTATACCCTGGCGATTGAGAGCGAGAAACATAGAACCCCTGCAGCGCTTCGCTCCTTAGTTATCAAAGGATTAGTTGAGATAGCCTTGAAGGACGACACAAAGGACGCCGTGAGACTTCAGGCTCTCAAGACTATCGGCCAGATTACCGAGGTCCATGCGTTCACCGAGCACAAGGAAACGCGGGTAATAACGTCCAGTGAGGATGCACGCGCTAAGGTAATGGCCGAGCTACGGGGTCTCATTACTTCAGGCGCAACGGATGCAACGATCATTGAGGCAGACGCCGACAGCCTGATGCGAGAGCTTGCCGTTAATTTTAACGCTGCACCCGATGGAAACGCAGAGGCGCCAGACGCAGACCCACCCACCGGGCACCCCCCCGATGACGCAGCAGGAGCCCCGCGCCCTTAAACATACTATTCCACTCAAACGCCCCTGTGCTTAGATGGATGCCGTAAAAATTAACGCTCCGCACCAGACCCCACCCCCTCAATCTGGCGACACCCCCCGGTCAGTCTTTGTACAAAAAGTGGTGGGGGGGG